AGACAACCGATTCCAGCATTTTTAGAAATGATGACCCATGAGGGACTTGACAAGGATTACACCTTGTATTGATTTGAATTCAAACAATTTTATTTGATTTTGACTATCACTGTGAACAGTAATGTCACAACTCTATCCATCTCTACCCGCCTATCTTCGACAGGTTTAAACCTCATACTTTAGAGATTGAGTGTATAGAATAGAGTCTATTATCAAGGGACCGTTTCCATTTGGTCAACGAATATCCCTAGTCTGAATTCAATTTAATCAATGTAATGTCATAAGGCCACCACAACTGCTCCTTTCGCGAGCGCCTTTAGAAGACTTTAGCCGATGTCCAAGCCGAGTTGCGTTCAGCTTCTTCAACCCAATTTATTAGTTTTTGATTAGTATCTAGGGTATGAATAAACCGATTAACTCGGACAATGGAGTCTTTAATTATTTCATGATATTCTGGTCTTACAGGTTTGTTTTGATAAAATCTCATAAACGCTGTATCAATATTCATTTCTTTTATAGACTGGAATATCATTTTGGCTTTAAGTTCATTTATATCTTTTGAAGGCATAAAATCTCTTTCAAATTTTTCTTTTTGTTCTTTTTTATTTAACAGATCTGTATCTTTAAGAGCGCACTCTTTAAAGTTTCTTGCCTTTACTAAAGGAAATAATCTTTTCTGTTCGTGTTTTAACTCATCAATACTAATAAGATCATAGTCTGAACTAGATATATTTAGAAGAACTTTCTTCCTCAATCGTCCAATCCTATTAAGAGCTCTTTGCTCCGTTATCGATTCATCCTCACCAAGTTCATGCAGGGCACTTATTGGTTTTTGGAAGAATGTATTAAGAATTAATTTCGAATAAACTTCATTATAAGAATCCTCGACTTTCTTTCCATCGATTATCTCATAATGAGATTCTACAAGATTATATTCTCGTTTTACGAGATCATGAAGTTTCCATTCCTTAAGAGATGATAAGGTAGGCATCTGTATTTTATATAATTTAACTAACGAGGCAACGTGCAAGTCCGTATTCGAAACTTCTTCAGGACTATCGATTGGAATACCTAGACCGCCAGCCCACTCGGGTAAAAACCAAGCGGGGTGGTTGGGACAGGTTAACAATTCGTAGTGTGTCTGAATGAATCGTTTCTTAACAGTTAACCATAGATAATCTGGTGTCTGTTCTTTTAAATCTCTGGACAAAGCTCCGAGCCTCGACAACAATATTTTTCCATCGCGCATGTTTTGACAAGAACGAGGTTTAGCATAAAGAATACCATAATTGATTCCTTTACACAAGTTCCATTTGTTGTTAAACTTATAAAACAGAGTTGAGTTAAGAGTAGCTATTTGATTTGAAAAATAGGTTTTACCTATTGACGATTCGAGACCGCCATTTTTAGTCACTCTCAACCAGTATTTCTCGTTACCCTTTTTTAGCGGCAAGATACAATCATCTCCATTGATTTTTAATCTTAATTCAGGAGAGTTAATTGTGAGTTTACTCTGATTTCTTTGTAATCTGTCTGCATTAATTGCCATAAGGCATAAAACTGCGTTTGCTATACATAAGATTGGGAAAGAAATGACGCTTCCCATTAATTGACCTTGTTTTTGGAGAACTAACCGTCCTTCATCGGCGTAGAATTCTACTTTAATAGCTTCAAGTTCTCTATTGAGTTTTTGTTTATCTGTCTGTCCATACTTTTGAATAAGCCCTTTACGAGCAATTTCATATTTATGGCGAAGGAATACACTCTCAATATAGTGGTCACAAAGTGCGTCGTTAGCAATTCTTTCATACCCTTCATAAAATCCTTTCGGTAAGTTTTGACCCGTCGAATTATATCGAATATGACGAAAAATCTCTTTTAGTATATGGTTTGACAACCAACTATTGATATAATTCGTCGACTCTTTATAATCGCCGGAGGTCCATTCCTCATTTTCTTGCAAAGTTCCAAGGAACTCTTCGAACTCTAAAGGTTCAATTGGTTTCCCAATTAGCTCGAAAACAGGATGGACTCTAAGCCTAGAATGCATCCATTTTTGAAACGGTGCTAAGGTATACATATGATAGGGGGACTCTTTTGTAATGACTCGAACTTTTGCAGGTTCGGCCAGACCGATAGGCACGGCAATCGACTTTTCAGCGAATGTCTTTTCATAGACAGCATTCTTGAATTTAACAAGAGACTCGTCGTAGCGAGTAAAGTCAAAAACCGTACATTGCTCTTCCTCAGTTATTGGAGAGCCGGTTGATTGTTGATACATAGAGTTATTTAATTTTAAAGAATTGTTTTCTTTTCTTCCTCTCTCCCCATATTGTAGGGAGACTGTGCTTGTTACTGTACATAATTCGGTTCCTTGATCTATAAGATCATGCATCTCAAAATGATAAGGATGGTCGGAGATTGTCTCTAAAGATGTCTCAAGATTTTCCAATTGAGAAAAATCCTCTTTAAAGGTCCCAATACAACCTAATCGTCTGCGATTATTGATATAATTGGAGGATACCGATGGAACCGTGTCTTTATAAAAGTCTTCAGCTTCAAAAGAGCATTTCCCAAATAGATCATTGATTAGGGCCGTAGCCTCTTCAAGAATTTTAATTTTCCCGAAGTCAATGATTCCAATAGGAACCTCAGTTCTTTTGTTCTGCTCTAAAATCTTTATTCCATTAGAAGATTCAATCTGGAGGTTGAATTCCAAATCTACACAAACTTGAGGAATATTGATTAAAAACTCATGCTTTACAAGATCATAATCGTGATCAGGAACATCCTTCGGTGTTGTTGTTAAAACGGTAAAGGTGTCTTCAAGAGACATCTGAATCATTTCTTCCGGCACTGTAGGAAATCCCTTTTTTAAAATATTTAAAGTTCCGAGCACATCACCCCATTTCTGAGTATTTTTATGCTTAGATCGAAACCTTAGTATTGCATCATTAAAAACACCCCCTAAGAGGCATTTAAATGTGAATAAACAGTCAGTAGGATCACAACTATAATTAAGCTTTGGTAAAGGAGACGGTTCGTTTCCGATTAAAAAGCACAGATAGCTGGCAGTTTTCCATTTGAAAAACTTAACCCATGCAGAGGGTATGGACTCATTGAGTTTAATAAATTTGCACATGAGATGGATAAACTTATATCTACAAGTTTCGACTTTTACTTGTAATTCTGTCTCATTGCTGCAGTCCTTTTTTAATAAATTCTGGGGCATACCCAGATCGTTGTAGAATGTTTGAAAAAGATTGAATATTTCTACGATGTTCAACACTAAAGATAGTGGGAGTTCGTACCTATCCGAAAGGACGTGTGCGGGCTCCAAGGGATTTATTTTATAACCCTTTCGAAAGCCTATCTTTGTGGTAATGTTTGAGATCTCCCCTCCAGGAGTCCCAGGCAAAATAGCCGATATTTCGTCTGATGGTCGTAAGTTCATC